TAAGAGTTGGAGAAGATTCTGATGAGTTTCAAATGTCGTACAACTGTAAATGGCTTTTGGAAAGAGGTATGTTCCTCACTTCTACTATTATGGATGATCTTGGGGATACTTCCCAAGAACTTGTTAAGAGCTGGCATAGGTCTCCAGTCGTTGTTGGAATTGACCCAGCTAGAAAAATGGATTCTACGGTTGTTACTGTTGTTTGGGTTGATTGGGATCGTCCTGATGAGTTTGGTTATTACGACCACCGTGTTTTAAATTGGCTTGAAATCCAAGGAGATGACTGGGAAGAACAATACTTCCAGATAGTTAACTTCCTACAGAACTACGATGTGCTAGCTATTGGGGTGGACTCTAACGGTGTAGGAGATGCTGTAGCCGGTCGTCTAAAGGTTCTTATGCCTAGAGCAGAGGTGGTACCCATTACCTCTAGTCCATCGGAACAATCTAAGAGGTGGAAGCACCTACAAGCCTTAATTCAACGGCAAATGGTTTCATGGCCTGCCCATGCAAAAACTCGTCGTTTACGTCTTTGGAAGAAGTTTTACCAGCAAATGACGGACGCAGAGGTTCAATACAAGGGCCCTAACTTTTTGGTTGCTGCCCCTGATGAAGCCCACGCCCACGACGACTTTGTGGACTCTTTGGCCATCGCATGTGCCATGACCCAGGATATGGTTATGCCAACTGTTGAAGTAAGTGCATCCCCATTTTTTTCTTAATTTAGCATTTAAAAAGCAGCCCGAAGGTAGAGACTTATACCTGAGGACCCTCAATCCCTATGCATAAGGAGTAAACATGGCAGTAGAGAACATTGCCCCAACACCTCAGTTCCCTGAGAAGGTTGGCGCAACATACGAACGCAAGATGGCAGGATCAGTACCTGGACAACGTGGACCACTACGTTTCGAAGAAGGTATTGCAACTGACACAGATGTTCCACAAGATTTTCAGGTGGGACTAGATCAAGGATATGACACCCCAGCTGGTCGTCCAAACCACAATGTTAACGTGTTTGAAAAGTATCCAGAAGAAACAATGAAGCAACGTGCACATGTCGGCTCAGCCGCATGGCCAGAAGCTCCAATCTACAACGCAGAATTCTCTCAAGGTAACTTCGGTGATCACTCACAGGTAGTTATTGAAGAGGTAATCCGTTCAGGTGGACGCTACCAACGCACGAACCCTGCTCAAGTAGCAGACTAAGTATAGTAGACTGTAGAGGCTCCCAACCCCGCACCCCTTCTCCGGGGTTGGGAGTCTTTACTTAGAATATTTCTAAGTAAAAGAAGAAGGGAAAACAAAATGAGTATTAACGTTAAGATGGGGAGTTGTGAATAATGGCTGGTGGCATTGATTTTTCACCTCCCAGTTACAGAGCTGCGTCATCCGATTTAACAATCTCAATTTCTCCACTTGGTTTAGTAGAACTTGCAGATGAAGAATTTGAAGTACACGGCCCACGACTAAATAGGTATTCTCTTAACTGGGCAATGTATCTAGGCCATCACTGGTCTTATCGCCGTGAAATAGGCGAGTCACAAATGGTTTATAACTATTACCGTGCATTTACCGATTACATCATTAACTTTACATTTGGTCGCGGAGCATCTTTCCGAAGCCCATCAGAAACAGAAGCTGTAGTACCAGACGCTCTTAAAAGAGTTTGGGAGATAGACAACGATAAGTATTCTGTAATGTGGGAAATGGGACAGCAAGGCGGAGTCTCTGGAGATTGCTTTGTTAAGGTAGCTTATGAAGAAGCTTATGAAGATTCTACAGGCCGTGCACATCCCGGCCGTGTTCGTATTTTGCCCCTCAACTCTTCCTTCTGTTTCCCAGAGTTTCACCCACATGATCGTTCACGTCTAATTCGTTTTAAGCTTAAGTATCGTTTTTGGGGAACTTCTATGGAAGGTACCCGTCAGGTTTACACATATACAGAAATCCTGACAGACGATCGAATTGAAGAATATATTAATGACGAGCTAATCGACTCTCGTCCAAACCCAATTGGCGTTGTTCCAATTGTACATATTGCAAACGTACGTGTTTCAGGCTCACCTTGGGGCCTTTCGGATTGCCATGACATTATTGTTCTAAACCGTAACTATAACGAAGTTGCTACAGATATCGCAGATATTATTAACTACCACGCGGCACCAGTTACAGTTATTACCGGTGCTAAGGCCTCTTCCCTTGAAAAAGGTCCTAAGAAGGTCTGGGGCGGTCTACCAAAAGACGCTCAAGTATTTAACCTAGAAGGTGGCGGACAAGGCCTTCAAGGTGCAATGGAATATCTAAAGATAATCAAGACTGCTATGCATGAAATGGTTGGTGTTCCAGAAACAGCTCTAGGTCAAGTACAACCAATCTCTAACACCTCAGGTGTTGCGCTTTCTATTCAGTACCAACCTTTGATGAACCGTTATCAACAGAAGATGATTCAATACGGCGAGGGTATGCAACAGATTAACAGCTTAGTACTTCGCACCCTAGCTTTTAAAGAACCTGAAGTATTTATTTGGAATCAGGCAATTAACGGACCTATCAAGTCATTCCAACTTCCAGTTTTAGATGTAAACAGCCCACTTACCTATGAGTCGTCTGTTCATTTCCCACCTCCACTACCTCTTGATAAGTTAATCGTTTTGAATGAAATTCAAAGCAAGATGGCCATGGGACTAGAAAGTCGTGAAGGTGCCCTACGTCAACTTGGTGAAGAATTCCCAGACGAAAAGCTTGAGGAAATTAGAGCAGAGCTTATTGCTGACGCTAAGGCTGACGGAGCACTGCAACTAGTAAAGAATCAGATTGCATCGTCTATTGCGTCCCTTACAGGAATTTTGCCAGATGGATCCTTACCTCCAGGACAAGAACCTGGTCAAGGCATAGGACCTGGCCCTACCGGACAACCGGGAGTTATCTCCCCAATCGAAGAAGGAGTACTGCAAGAACTACAGCAGACTCAAGTTGATCTTGTTACAGAAGCATACGGAACAAAGATTCCTCAACGGAGGACTCCTGATTCGGATAAACCTGAATAACAAGTTTAGGCAGACAAACTAGCAATAGTTTGCCAGCCTATTACCACCTAACAATCCGCAGGTCATCGTGGCACTAAATCGGACAACGACCTCTTAAACCTAAGGAAAAAGCATGTCAGAAGCAACAAACGTTGTTGATACGCCGGAAGCACAGGCAGCATTTCTAGCCGATGTTCCAGTACCAACAGAAACACTAGTAACACCAGTAAAAGACCAAGCTTTGGCAGACAAAGCTTATAGTGAAGAAGATCTAAAGCGTGTACGTGAGCAAGAGAAATCAAAGCTCTACCCACAAATAGATTCTCTTAAGGAAGAACTTAACTTGCTTAAGAAAGAACGCGAAGAACGCATCGCTGAAGCAGCTGCTCGTGCAGCTGAAGCAGAGGCAGAAGCCAAGAAAAAGGCTGAGTCTGAGATGGACGTTCGTCAGCTTCTTGAAAGCAAAGAACAAGAGTGGGCTCAAAAGTTGGAAGCAGAACGCTTAGAGCGTGAACGTGCTTTCACTCTTCTTGAGCGTGAGCGTCAGTATGCGGAACTCACTGAGTATCGCACCCGCCGCTTAGAAGATGAGCGTGACAACATCATGCCAGAGCTCGTAGATCTCATCTCAGGAAATACCCCTGAAGAGATCGAACAAAGTATTACAGGACTTAGGGAACGATCCTCAAGAATCCTGGAATCGGCGCAATCTGCAATGCAGAATGCCCGTAAAGAAATGACTGGGAGTCGTGTAACAGCGCCTCCATCCGGACCGATGGACACTAATATGGAGCAAAACTCGTTTACTGCGGAGCAGATTGCCGCAATGTCGGTTACCGAATACGCAAAATACCGAGGAAAATTGTTGGGTAAATCAGCAATGGACCGAGGCAAGGGAATCTTCGGGTAAGAAGTTACCTACTAAATTAAAACTAACTAAGGAGTAAAACCGACATGGCATCAGCCGTAACAGGTACCGGCAATTTAGCCGCAGCACCTACAGCGTACTCTGGCTCCAACAGCCAGCTTACACAAGCAATTCAGACCATCTGGTCAAAGGAAATCCTTTTCCAGTCAATGCCTATTCTTCGCTTCGAACAGTTCGCTGTTAAGAAGACAGAACTAGGAGTTGCACCTGGTCTCCAGATCAACTTTATGCGTTACAACAACCTCGGCTTCGCGGGTTCACTCGTTGAAGGCGTTCGTATGCAAACTAACGCACTAACAGCTCAACAGTTCTCAATCACAGTTGCAGAGCATGGCTATGCAATTGCTGTATCTGAGCTACTACTAAACGCATCCTTCGATGACGTAATGGCTTCTGCCTCACGTCTTCTAGGCCGCAACATGGCTCTCTACCTAGATGGCCAGGCTCGTGACACACTCATGGCTGCATCTTCTGTGATCTACGGCTATGACCGTTCATCACTTAACGCAGTTAACAACTGGTATGACTACGGTACAAAGGGCACATCACGTGCTTCTCTTACTGGAGCATTCGACCTAACAACAGCTGTTGTTAAGGACGCAGTTGAAACACTAGCAACCAAGAACATCCCTCGCCTAGGTGAGACATATGTTGCTTTCGTTCACCCACACCAGAGCCGCAAGCTTCGTGACAATCCAGAGTTCATCGAAGTCACAAAGTACGCAGCTCCAGGAAACTTCATGCTAGGTGAAATCGGCCGTCTATACGACACAGTATTCATTGAGACCACTCAAATTGAGAAGGTTACAAATGGTGCTGGTTCAGGATACTCAGCTGATACAGCAGTAGCAGCAGGATCAATCGTTTACCCAACTGGTGGAGGATACACAACACCAGTAACAAAGACAGGTAACGGTAACAAGGACCGCTATACAGCTATCTTCATTGGAGATAACGCATTCGGTCACGCAATCTCTCTTCCAGTCGAACTCCGCGATGGCGGTATTCTAGACTTCGGTCGTGAGCACGCACTTGCTTGGTATGCAATTTACGGTCTTGGTCTAATCACAGATCAGTCTGTAGTTCTAGCAGAAACCAACTAATTCAATCAGTTTGGGGGCGGGCCTTAAAATCCGCCCCCAACACAAACTTACAGGAGAATAATAATCGTGGCAAAAGCAAAAGTAACAGACGTCACTGGACGTCAACGCGAAGAGCAGATTAAAGCTCACGCAGAAGAACTTGCACAACGTGCAGGCGAAATGTCAATGGCTACAGCACAAGCTGCTGCAAAGCTAGAGACAGAAGTATTGGACTTAACTGCTCCAGGAAACCCAACAGTTATTGACGAAGTCGAAACCGTAGGCGTAAGTCTTGCAGATGACTCACAAGTAATTCGTGTCGCTGAAGACCTAGATTTTGTAACAATCGGCGCAGGAAATCATTATTCCTTTAAAGCCGGACAGAAGTACAAAGTAGCAAAGCATGTTGCTCAGCACTTGCAAGAAAAGGGCTATTTGTACGATCGTCTCTAAGAGAGACACAATCTAGAACGCCCTCATGGACAAGCCGCCCTTCGTCCATGAGGGCCCTTAACGTTTGCGCTGACTTATGGAGATAATCACGGGATTATTTGAACATTAACTTCATCGGAGGAATCAGTGGCAACACTTGCAGCACTATCTGAACGTCTTCGCTTTGAACTTGGTGATCAGGGCAAGTCCTTTGTTGAAACCTTTAAGGGCGATGGTGTTACCACCCGCTTTAACCTGACAACCTCCCCAGTAGACGGCGCAACTATGACCGTACGGGTAGGGTCAACTAACGTCTCAGGAACAACCTCTGTAGAAGAACGAACAGGCTTAATCGTATTAGCTTCCCCACCTAATGACGGAGTGATTGTTACCGTCTCAGGAACTACCTTTAAGTATTTTACTACCGCAGAAATTAATCAATACATAAACACTGCTTTTGCAGAACACTCTAATGCCACTACCGATACTAATGGTAGTCGAGCAACCCTTCTTACCCTACCAGTTATTGACGAGTACCCACTTGTTCTTTTAGCAACTACTATGGCTTTGTACACGCTAGCCACAGATGCTTCTTTTGATATTGATATTATTTCTCCTGACGGGGTATCTATCCCACGTACAGAACGTTTCCGTCAGTTAACTGACATTATTAATCAACGTAAAGAACAATATAAAGAGCTATGTAATCTTCTTGGTATTGGTCTTTACAAGATTGATGTATTTAGTCTACGACGTATTAGCCGTTTGACTAATAAGCTGGTACCAATCTACAGACCACAGGAGATAGACGATGCTTCTCTTCCACAACGAGTACGGTTGTCACTCCCTGATTATGGAGATGTCACTCCCGAAGGTGACGTTATTACGAGGGACCTCTCTATGTATGCGGGAGACGACTTTGCTGTTAAGCTCAAATTCTCAATGGATCTCGCTACCTACACGCCTAAATCTCAACTACGCCTATTCCACACTGGAGGCCGTGCTCAAGTAGGCCCAGTAATTGTTGGTGAGTTTGTAATTACTAAACTTCAATCAACTGTTGGTGGAATTTTTGACACCATTCAACTTTCACTTCCAGGATCCGTTACAAAAGAACTTCCATATGCTTGTTACTACGATGTACAGTTAACCGGCACAGACGGAAAGACTAGAACATTTATGACTGGAAAAGTCTTTACTGAGAAGCAGGTAACTCTGTAATGGCCGATCCAGAGATCATTGAGATAATTGAGCAGCCCACAACAGTAATCACTATTGGTTCTGATCAAGCAGGTGCTACAGGCCCACAAGGTCCAATTGGACCAACAGGACCTGCTGGAACAACTGGAGCTACAGGACCAACTGGAGCTACTGGTGCTACCGGTGCAACAGGCGCTACTGGTGCAACCGGAGCTGCTTCTACTGTAACAGGACCACAAGGACCACAAGGTGTACAAGGACCAACAGGTCCAATAGGACATACAGGTCCAGCAGGATCACAAGGTCCAACTGGTGCACAAGGTGCACAAGGTGCGACTGGTCCTACTGGTGCAACGGGTGCAACGGGT